GATGTATTAAGTCGTGGCCGCCACCATTGATGCCACTCTGGCTGGAGCTTCGGCTAATTCGTATGTGACGCTGGCGGCTGCCAACACCTATTTCGAGACAGTTCCAAATTCGTCCACTTGGACCGACAAAACTGACGACCAAAAGAATCGCGCCCTGATCTCCGCAACCCGCTGGATCAACGCTCTGAGTTTTTACGGCGACCGTTGCACCACCACTCAAGCCCTCAAATGGCCGCGTGAAGACTACACAGTCGATGACATTGATTTGGCGTGCAGCCTGATTCCCACCGACATCAAAGTCGCCACTTTTGAACTAGCTCGATCTCTAGCCAACGATACAGACGCCATCACTGGCACCACCGGCACAACCGGTATTCCCGACGAAGTGGAGCTAGGCGAACTCAAAGTCAAGTACAACAAGACCAGCCAAACCAGCGGCGTCATTAACAACGTCTTTGACGTCTATCCTTGGCTCCAGACTTACCTCGGCCCTTATTGCATGGGTGGCGCAGCCAATTACGCCGTCCGTCTATTCCGAGGCTGACATGAGCCTGATTGACGATACTTTCGCCTCAATCCCTGCCGGCATCCTTGCCGACTGGGGCCAAACCATCACGTACATCAAAACCACTACGCCCCGCACCTACGACCCCACCACCGGCAACGTCACTGGCGCCGACACCAATGTCACCCTGAAAGGCGTCATTACGCGCCTTACACCCCGCGAATCCGAAGGTCTGTACCAAACCACCGACCTCAAGGTCATCATTGGCAACAGCGAGCTTGGAACGTACTACCCGACCGAAGCCGACCGCATCCAGTACACCCAGGCTGGCGCCACCCGCGAGGCCAAGATCATCGCCATCACCAGCTACCGCGGCGACAACCCCGTCATGCACACCCTAATCGTGAGGCCCCAGTAGTGGATAGACCCCTGGGACAACTAAATCGAGATGTGCGCCGGCAAATTCAAAGTGCTGCTCGCCACGCAGCGGCCGAAATTATGAACGACCTAGCAAAAGCTGGTCCCGTATGGAGCGGGGAATTTTCAAACAGCTGGGTCGCAAATGCACCTGGAGTTGGTGAGGGTCGACAAGGAAGTTATCCCTACACAATCCGCGATACACCGCGCCTTCCAGACACTATAAAAGCTGTAGCCCGCAACCCAAAACTTGTCATAGTCAACACCACGGACTATGCAATGCAAGCAATGGATCTTGAGGAGGGTTACTTCATTAACCCTGGTACAGAACCCCTTGGTCCAGTTGTCCTAGAAGGTAAGCGTTACGGACGAATGCGTGCTGACATCGGTCCTTCAGAAGAAGATCCGACATCTCGCGCCACAGCCCCACAGGACTGGTTTGTGAACTACGTTAACGGCGGCGGTATGCAAAAAAGCCTTGAGAATGGTATCAAAATCGGATTTGCACGAGAGAACTAGTGAACTACCAAGCTATCCGCGCCGCCGTCGAAAATCCCCTGCTGTCAGCCTTTGGTGCATTGGTGCCGGCTGTACCTGTCTTTTTTGACAACATCACAGCTGTTCCAGCAAATACAACAACTGAATACGTGCGCGTCAATATCACTTTTGGATTAACTACAGAGCCTACGTTGACCACCAGCCTCGACAGTGTGCGTGGAGCACTCGTAATCCGCGTATTCAGCGAAAAGGGCCGTGGCCCTGCTCGTAACCAGACTCTGATTGACACAGCAACCACAGTTATTCAGAATTTGAGTACCACACCAAAAGGAATAACCGGTGTATTTCTCCGCACTGGCGCAATAAACGGACCTACATTTTCCTCTACTGAAGAGGCACCCCACTTTGTGGGGCGAATTGATAGCTCCTACGTCGCCACCGTTTTGCCGTAGAAAGAACTTATTACAGGCGCTAACCTGTATTAAGCCGGGCAGTGCCCGCCCCTTCACAGACCGCATAGGTACTTGCCAATGGCCACCGTTCTTTCGGGCACCTCCGGCGCCCTTTACTATTCCCCCGCCGGCACGTCGGTCACCACTTTGGTGGCCGGTGCGTTCCCCTCGTCTGGTAGCAACATCACTGTCGGCTCGTACCTTGGTTTCAAGGTCAACGACCCGGTGACCCTGGCCTACCCGGCTGGCGCCACCACCACCAACGCCATTGCCGCTGGTGCGTATTTCGTCAAGACCTACAACGCCTCCACCGGCGTTATGACCCTCAGCAGCACTGCTGGTGGTAATGCTGTGACCGCTACGGCCCAGCCCAGCGGCTTTGGCGCCAACTTCGCGAGCATCACCTACACCGCACCTGCGGTTGTGGGGAGCGTGCGTGAGTGGAGCTTCGAGATTACCCGCTCGGAGATCGACGTCACCACCATCGGTCAGGAGTCTGGTCAGTACGCGCCCTTCCGCACCTTCATCACCGGCTTTGCCGAGGGGAACGGTTCCGCCACGGTGTACACCACCGATGACGACACCAACCTCGCCAGTCGGATGATTGAAGACGTGTTGCAGGCCAGCCAAGCTGGCGCAACGATGAAGTTGTACATCGACCGCGTAATAGTGAGCGGCAGTGTCAACGACACCTCAAGCCGCTTCGTCACCGTTCCTGTGATTCTGACCTCGGCCAGCCTGAGCGTGAATCCAGACGACGGCCAAAGCGTCGCCATCAACTTCCGTCCCAGCGCCGCCCCCACCTTCGACCTCAGCAAATCCTGATAATTTACAAACGTGCTGGTTGCAAGCGCCCCGGTCTAGCCACCGGGGTTTTTTATCTCTAGTCCGCTACACTAACCCCAGACCATCAGGACCTGTATGCCTGCTCCAAGTCAAACTCGCGCCATTGACCGCCTCCGCAAGGCCGCCAACCTGGAGCCAGTCAAAAAAATCATTGAACTGTCCGACGGCAGCAAGTTTGAAATGTGGGTGGCGCCCCTGACGATGGCCGAGCGTGAACGCGCCCAGAAGCAAGCCAAGTCTGACGACGCCAACGCCTTTGCCCTCCAGCTGCTGATCGCCAAAGCACTAGACGATGCCGGCAGTCGCCTGTTCAACGCCGGCGAAATTGACGTGCTCAAAAACGAAGTCAAAGACAAGGACCTGCAAGCCCTGATGCTGGCGATCCTGACCGATGACGCCGAGCCCATCGACCCAAAGAACTGAGTGCCGAACTTCGCAAAGACAACTGGCTGATGCTCCAGTTCGGCGTCGCCAAAGAACTGGGCCTCAGCCTTAGCGAAGTCCGCACCACAATGACCGCCGAAGAGTTGATCGGCTGGAGCGCCTACTTCCAAATCCTGAACGAGGACCAGCAGAAGGAAATTGACAAAGCCCGACGCCGCCGCTAACCCGACGGCTTTTTTACACCGTAAACTGAAGTACCAGAAGCTGTAGCTGCCCCGTGCCTAGTTACAACGCAAATATAAACGTTACTGTAAGCGGACAAAATCGTCTCGACTATGTTTTAGCGTCTGTTGAAAAACTAAACACCATTGTATCTCGATTAAAACCTATAAATCTGCTTGCTCCCGGAGCAGGTGCAGGGGGAGATACAATAAGACCGGTTAAAAAACAGCTCGATGATTTTGCGCGTGCCGTTGTAAATTTTTCACCTCAAGGCATCCAAAAACGAGCCAAAGAACTAAGCAATACATTGGCCGGATCTGCCGCCCAAGCTGATGCGCTTGGTATTGCGCTAGCCAATGTAGGCTTAAAAAGCGGGGGATTCAAAGATCAAGTTGCAGAAGTAAGGAATTACGCTTTAGCTCTAGAAGCCGCCAACCGCAATACTGAACGTTTAACTACAATCAGTCGATCCGTCCAGCGCGGTGCTCGACTGGAGACTATTGCTCAGCGTTTTGGTACAACGCCTGAAGCCATCGAACAACGCATAAATAACATCCGCGACATCAGGTACCGAAAGCAACGACAAGCCGAAGCAGATGAGTATATGCAACAGAAAAGAGCCGAAGATTTTGAATTGCGCCTAAATAAAATTATGGAGAGGCGCCAGCAAGCAAAGCAGGCGCGAACAAAAGCTGAAAACGTTGCGGTTGGCGCAGGTTTCCCACTTCTTTTCGGTGGTGGCCCGGGCTCAGTAATCGGTGGCGCATTAGGTGGTCTAATACCCGGTAACCCAATGTTGTCGGTTGTAACAAGTGCAATCGGCGATCAACTAGACGCGGCAATTATTAAAGTCAGCGATATAGGAAAAGCACTCAGGCAGCTTGACTTTGCAAAATTAGAAGAAAGTGGGTTGCGCGTAAATAAAGTATTACAAGAACAAGTAATGCTGCTGGTGCGTATTGGTAATACAACACAAGCATATCAAGTTCTTCAGCAAGAAACTGCTCGAATAACAGGAACACTTCCAGGCACCGTTACTGATATAAGTAATGCGACGGGTTTACTTAGTAGTGCCTGGTCTAACTTTACAAACGCTACAAGTACAGCTTTAGGCATTGTCGGAGCACCTTTTGCGGCTGCGCTGGCTGCTTTGCTACAGGGTGTTACAGAACTGATTAAGTTAGCTAACGCGGCAGTGAGTGTATTTGCCAACGGCATAAAAACTATAGGCGAATGGAGTATCCGTCTAGTAGCTGGCGAACAAGGACTTCAAAGAATTAAAGATCTCATTGACAATATTAACAGGGCAACTGGCCAAGGAGATGTTTCTTTTACACAAGAAAATCTTATACCCTTAAACGAGGAAATTGTACTAAACAAACAAATACTCGAGTTACAAAAACAACGAACTGCATCAACAACATTAGCAGGAAAAGTACAAAACGCTAATGTTGAGTATCAAATTAAACTACTGCAAAATGAACAAAAATACGCAGAAGATATTGTTAAATTAAACGAAAAGAAAAATAGTCTCAGTGCTGCTGTTTACGAGCAAGGTCTAAACCAGCTACAAGTTTTACGAGATCAATCAAACGAATATGCAAAACAAGCGCGTGATATTGAAATACGAGAAGCAAAACAACGAGAAGCCGAACAACGCCGTAGAGAACAAGAGCAAGCACGAGAACAAGCCTTCAAGGCCGAGAATCAAGCTCTACGCGATTTATACACAGCACAAAAAACGTACAACGACTTTGTTGTCCAACAGACCCAACTTCGTGATGGACCTACAAAAGCTATTGATTTACAATTAAACAGTCTTGATAACATGCTTGCAAAAGATATACAAATACTAAATATTGAAAGACAACAAGCACTTAGTGAAGCACAAAAAACAGGAACTGTTGAAGTAGTAAATGCTTTATACGATCAGCGGTTACGCAATTTAAGTGCTCAGTATGCCGTACAAAAAGATCAACTTGTACTAGAGAAAAACAGAGTGCTACTGGAGAAAACTCTTATGACGCAATCGCGTAAAGAAGGTATCCAGTCTGCAAGGACTTCTATTACGCAGCAACAAGCTCGTACCACACTTGGTATTCAGCAGTTTACTACACCAGCAAACGAGGCAGATGCCCAAAATTTGGCCTTAGAACAACGTATTCGTTTGTACAATACAGAAGCACCTATTCTTAGCGAAATAAATAAACTTAATGCTGAGATTGCATCAAATGTACTTAACGAAGAAGCGCGTAAAACAAAAGAAGCTGATCTCGCAGCAGAGTACGAAAAACTAGGTGTTGTTAGAGAAGAATTAGGTTTATTAGACCAGTTAGAGCAAAAACAACTCAAACTTCAGCAGTTCTTTAACACCTACGGACAACTTATTCAAAGTGTTAGTGGTGAGATAGCCAATGCAGTCACATTCGGCATATCTGAAATGGTTCGCGGCACTAAAACAGCCGAACAAGTTTTTGCAGACTTTTTGCAGGCCATTGGAAATGCTCTTATCCAGCAAGCTCAACAAATGATTGCTACTTACATTGCCATCGGCATTGCCCGCATTTTTGCTGGTATGGGTGGTGGTGGTATGGGACTTGAAGGTGCTACAGCACAAGCCGGCAAACTTGACTCAAGTGTTGGTTTTGGCGCCGGCACGTCTACAGGATTTGGCCAACCTAGGGCTCTTGGCGGCCCTGTAAAAGCCGCCGCCCCCTACCTCGTCGGCGAGCGCGGTCCCGAACTATTTGTGCCGGGCACCGGGGGCAGTGTTGTCTCCAACCGCGACCTACGATCTGCAATGGGCGCTGCCCCTGGATCAGCCCAAACCCCAGTCCTTAATATGCGGTTTGAAACTACCAACATTGGTGGCGTGGAATATGTAAGCCGCGAGCAACTGGAGGCAGCTATGGTCGCCACTCGTCGTCAGGCCACTAACGACGGCGCCCGCAGGGGGATGACAATGACCATCGACAAGTTGCAACAGTCCCCATCCACCCGTCGTCAGCTCGGGATCTAAGCAATGGCCGCCCCTTCGTTCCCCAACTACGTCCCATCCAAACGGGATTTCAAGCAAGGATCCTTTCCAACGCGCCAATACAAGGGACTGTCTGGTGCGGT